GCTAACGTCTTTTTATGTTTCTTCGGATCAAGAACATTGATAAAGACTACCGGCGCCATTCCAAATAAAGAGAATTGGGAATACATAGCTTCGCACAATGTGTATTTGTCCCATTCTTTAGAGTACCCAAATTGAGTAGTGGCAGATGCGTAGTTGTAGCACAATACGGCCTTATTAGCTTCCGCTGGGTCCGTGGCCAAATGCACAGGTGCGGTGCCAACATAAACCGGTAAGGCTGCCGTAGCTTCTGTCATAGAAATAAGAGAAGTAGGTACCTCTCTTGTATAAATTCCGTGTCTATAGTTTCCCACTATCTACGACCTCCTTTTTTAAATTCAAGGTAAGCGGTGTTCATCGCTGTACCTTCTGTTGCTAATTCTTGTTGTGCTTCTGCAATCTTATTAATTGGCACAAACAATAAGCGTAGCATTGCTTTATCTTCACCTACAGTAGCAGGAATGCCGTCAATATAAACGGTACCTGTGGAAAGACCTAATTCAGCACTATTAGGGCCCAAGTAGATTACTTGTTTAGCATCTTTAGATATAACTGTTTTTTCCGCAGTCTCAATTGCTCCATTTACAACTTCAACTGGTGCATCAGCTTTTGCCATTAAATAATCATCTCCTCTCGTATTTGTTCGATATCATATTTAACCGTCATAAATCCCTCCCAATACGGATACGCTTGATCCGGAGGGATGTCGGTATCAATTCCGTGTTTATCATCCAGCACTAATCGCTTAGCAATAACAGGATGGGCCAGTAATGCTTGCCGTGTGGTTTCTAAGAAATTGGTAATCTCCATCCAGCCCTTTTCCACGTCCTCGGAGTACACGCCATGGATTAGAAATAGTTGGACAGTTGACCCCTGCAAGGTATCTTCAATCTTATTAATTCGAATAACAAGATGTGGGTATTGGTCCTCCTTGGATGATTCTTTCATTTTTAAAAATCCAGGTACAACTAATAAAGGGTTCCCCTTTACTTGTGCGTCATCGCTAAAATAGTTAGCATGCACTTGTTTTAGGAACGCCCCCAAATCGGTTGCTAATTGCGTAGGTGTCATCAATTACCCTCCTATTAATGCATCGAGCGCGAGTTCCATTTGCTTTTGCAATTCCTGCTCTGCTTTATTCCCAACAAAAGCGGATATCTTGGCATCACCCAATATGCTTGGTACTGATGGGCCATGAAATTGCCCTATCGGATACCTGTCTACACCTTTACGATACATCGCCCCGATATGTCCACTTCTCATACGAGCAATAAAAGCATTAGGGATTGGCCCTCCGCCACCATTCCGCATTACTTGTGCTTTGACTATACGCCCTCTCCGTTTAGGCGGACTTTTTGGCGTAACTCTGAATTTAGTAAGGGCTATTGGTCTACCTTTCGAACGAATAAAGGCAGATAAAGTCGTTCCCGCCTTATCCACCTTTATAGTTTTATTAATATTCGCTTTAGTAATTAGGTATTCTTCGTTAACACGATTAACTGTAGCCTTTTTGATTTTAGGCAACGCCTTGTTGATAGCTTTTGCGGTAGTCTTCGGAGTACCAACAACTAATGCGTCTATCTTAGCCAGCCCGTTTTTCAGCCCTTTTATGTCAATAGTTACACTCACGAATTATTCCCCCTAAGGACAATGCTTAGCATACCCATGTCATCTTCACATGATTGAACCAACATGATGCGGCCGTTGAATCGAAAGATTTGATTGTACTCCGGCACCTCAGGTAAATCCCGCTTGGCCACGTGTACTATAATCGTATCGTAAATCAATCCGTCAATATCCTGGCCCATGATTTCAACATGCTGCTTATCGGTAAGACCTTCAGCCACTGCATGACACTGCGTACCGTTTAGATTATGCACTTCGGCAAATTCATTCGAATTGATAAACACCTTTTCGATGTCATTTTGCACAAAGTCCTTAAATCCCATGATTATTCACCTAAAACGTCGAGGAGTTCTTCACGGGTAGCGTCTTCAGGAGTATCCAATTGTTCAGCAGATACCATTACGCGAAGTGCTTCATCAGATAAAAGTTCCAAGTTAACATCTGCATCAGAAGCAAGGATATCCGCAATCATGCTCGCTTTTGTATCTTTGCTTGCAAAATCAAGACCAATGGATTTGCCATATTCGGCCAAATCCGCATTTGTCATAACGCCTAGGGCCTCAGCAAAAGAGTCTTCTGCATTGTTTTTATCATCATCTCCAACTACAACAGCAGCGCCTAAACGAATTAGGCGCTGTTCTTCTTCTACAGTTAAATCGGAGATGATATCACCTGGGTTATACACATATTCACCGGTATTAATCGCGTGTTTAGCTTGTACAGGCATTAGTCTTACCTCCTTTCAATTACAATACGTCCGCTACGAAGTAGGAATCTACATCAAATGGAACGTAAATAGGGCGAGATTGTAATTCCAAAAATACCGCATCTGGGTCATGATTAACAAATCGACGTAATACATATTCGCCTTCATAGGTTACAAAGTCCATGCCGTCACCAGGGATGATTGTATTCGCACCATACAATTTAGTGAATTTAGCCATATCAGAAGCTACTAACAATTTACCAGTAGGGACCATTTCCTTTTCTTGGCCGTCTGTTGGATCTACATAATAATTATCGTAAGTAAACACATTACATTGAATTTGACCGCCCATGAAGCCAACATAAATAGCACCTTCTGCCATTTGTTCGAATTGTAAAAGACCCATTTCTGTACGACGATTATCAAATAATGCCAAGATTTTTTTATCAGAAAGCATTACTTCTAATGTTTCAGAGTTCATGACCAACGTATTTGGATTAAAACCAGATGCTTTCAAGCATTTCTTTTTCCATTTGATAATGTTAGCCACAATTTCTGCAGCAGATTGGCCCCAACGTGCAGTACCAGATAATGTTTCTTTATTGGTGAAATTAAAGTCTACAACGTCATCAATGCCTTCGCCTTTGATGTGCGCCTGACCATTGAGTAATACGTCTGCTGCCATAACTTCTTGAGAACGTACCAAGTTATCCTTTAATTCTTGTGTATCTTGTGCCAAGAGTTGGATAGCACGTTCTTCAGGAGTTACAGTGCCTGCAAATGGCTGTTCACCTGCTAAACGAACCTTGATATCATTTTCTGTGATAGGGCGTTTTTCTTTCTTTTGCGCAGGTTTATACGTGGTTGTAGTCATGCCTGTGCGTTGAGATAAAGGTGCCGTAGAGTTAGGTGCCACCCAAGGTGTAATAGTACGGCGACCTTTTACAATGTCAAATGAAACTGTTTCTGTTAAGAATGTTTTTGTATCTTTGAAAAATAAGTCTTTCAAAAAGGATGGCACATCGGGAGTACGACGAACCACCGCAGCAAGTGTTTTTGGTGCGTAAATATTATCCATGTATCCTCCTTATTAACGGAAATAAATGTTGCGGGCTTCAGCTTTCGCTGTGAAGCCTTCCGCTGTTTTGCCAGAAGCAAATACTAAATTCGCTGTAGCAAATTCACCTGTTACAGCAATTTCGGCTACTACATCGCCTTTCGTAGCATCAATATCAGCTAACGCTACACCGTATACATCTGTATCCGCACGTTTAGCTTTTTTAGAAGTAGCTTCTAATTCTAATACTGTGCCAGCCTTAATTACTGCAGCATCTTGACCGATTGTTACTTTTTTAGTAACGACTGGCATTTGTGTGCCAGCGATTAGAGGTTTGTACTCTAACTTTTGTTCTTCCACATATGGCATATTATCTGCCCTCCTTATTTCTTATTGCGTGCTTTCATTACACGATCAACAATTTGCATTGTCTTATCAGAATCATCGATATCCTCGTCAAGCACTTGACCAGGGACCGTGTCAACTTGATTAGATGCATTATTAGCATCTTGCATTAATTGCTGTAATTGATTAGTTGGTTGTTCAGGTTGTGGCATATTGAGTAATTCAACAGCTACATCTTGAACAGTAGCGTATGTTTCGTATTTAGCGCGATTGATGGCTTCTGCTCGTGCTTCGTTATTAATCCCGTCAAGGGCTTGCAAACGTGCACGTTCAGCAGCAACGCCCGCATTAAATACTTCATCATATACTTCCGCATAATCTGTACGTAACAATTCAGCAGTTACTTCCATTGGCTCCTCTCCTTTCTCTTCATATTTATCAACAGGCAACCCTTTGAGTACATCCATACTCATCGGTAAGCCATTGACAATTAAGTCAGTGCCTTTACGGCATGCAACCATTTGCAAGGATTCATCTACACTTGTGCAGAACCCTTTTTCCAATGCTTCCCTTGCTGTTAACCAAGTTTCGTCATCCATCATGGTTGCGATTTCTTCACGAGTTAACCCGGTACGAGCTTCGTAAATATCGATAAGATTTTCTTTAGTTTTGCGTAACGATTCAGCAGCTTTTTCAAAATCATCGGCTTCACCATATACATAAGAGCTTGGGTTATGAATCATCATCTCACTACCTAGCGCCATATGGATTTCATCGCCGGCCATCGAGATAATAGACGCGATAGATGCCGCCAAGCCCTCGATAATAACAGATTTTTTATTTTGCAAAGCACGTAATCTGTTGTAGATTGTAACGCCTGCAGATACTTCGCCACCTACCGAGTTAACATGCAAAACGATGTTTTGAGCCGGGTCCAGCCCTTGGAGTTGTGATAATACGTTAGAAACGCCAGTATCTTCGCCCCAATAATCCGTCCCGTTCACGACTACGCCGTAAATATCGACGTCAATCGTCTCCGCTTCCTGAATCAGATTTAGCGGAGTTCGAATTTTGAACTGAAATTTGTTGTCCTTGTTCATTCAACAAGCCTCCTTCATCCATAGATTGGTGTTCACGAATACGTTGTGGTAAGATTTCATTTTCATAATCCATACCGGTAAGCTCTGCGGCTTCCTTAGCACGAGTACTAAATGCATTCTTAACACGAATTTCTGCCGCAGTAGCTTCCTTCTGTGGGTCTAATTGGCCTTGTGATGGTCCGTACCACTCAGCACCTAGCCACGCCTCTCGAATGATTGGATCATCGAAGAAACCTGGTGCGTCAATGCGTCCTAAAAGAATAGCCATCGTAAGCCACTCTTCGTAAATAGGATTACAAAATTGGGTAATAAATTCGGCGCGTTGCGTTTCAACAGACTTCCAATATTCGAGTAACGCCGCTCTTGATGCGGAGTAGCTTTGGCCAAAGTGCTTAACTAAAATTTCATATGGAATTTCTAGCGCAGCGCCTACGTGGCTGATGAGCGAAGACGTAAAGTCTGCAAAGCTCGATGGTATTGGCGTTTTTTCCGCCACATTCACTTTTTCACCAGGTGCCAAGACATTTACTGTGCCATTGCCTAATTCGATTGTTTCGTCATTTTCAGCATCCACTTGATCGTCTTCGTCAATAGCAGTCCCTAGTGACATATCGTCTGGTGCCTCCGATTCAATGAAGATTGCCATCAAGGCATTAACTAATACCTTCATAACTTCCGCATCATTGTACCGGCTAAGCACTTTCAAATCCTCGATTACCGGAGACAATATAGGGATGCCACGCAACTGGCCACTTCGCTCGATTGTCATAACCTGGATAATATTACGCCGTCCGGTTTGTGTGCCGTACTTCGGAATATATGTGTAGTCATGATCATCGTTAAAGCCGTTGTACAGTTTATTTAGTACATAAAAGCCGACCGCGGCACCATATTTATTGAACTTAACACCGTGAATTACGTCGTTATTCTCGTCTTCTTCTCGCCCCCTATATTTAGGCGGAGAAGCTACAAGAATCGATTCTACAATCTGCAACCGTAAAGGGTACGGGTTCTTATTCGTTCGAGTAAATAGTAGCGGTAAATTTACAAATGCATCGCCGTACAATAGCTTTTCATAATACACTAGAGCCTGAATTCCGTAGAAATCAGTCTGTTCGCGTGCATCGCAGTGCTTCGCCCACATCGCAAACTCTCGTTCGGTCTTACGTTCCCACGCGTTCTTTTCTTCAAACGTTAACCCCAATTCCTCATAACGGATATTGGCTTTAAACCTTAGCCCAGGGCCAATAACATTGGTTTTATTCGTCTTCAGTGCGCCAGCTGCAATTGGTGTACCTTGTTGAAGGTCTACCGACCTTGCCCGTAGCATTCTAAAGTTAGCATCGATATCGTGCCTTGCATCCTGAGAGTTAACCTGGTACCCTTTGGCGCTAGATTTAAAACTATTAGCGCCGTGATTAGAATAGCCGGAGTTTGTTTTACTCCCAGAATATTGCGTTGCTTTGTGCCTACCAGCTGCGGTTTTCATAAACTGCTTCTTGCGTTTACTCATATATCCCGCGGAATGACACGATATGCACGCCGTCGAGGTTTATTCTCTAGCCTTGCTACTTCATTGCGCCAAAAGTTGATGCGGTCTTTCACCTCTTGCACATTCGCACGAGTTAACCGGCGATTACCAATGGTGTATTCTTTGCCCGTTGCCAACGCTAAATCCGCCTCTAGCCACGCCTGTAAATGCTCTTTTGCCTCATAAATTGTCCATTCTGCCATCCTTTCACCTCCTTTCACGCATTAAAAAAGCGCCCATGTTGAGCGCTTAGACTTGTGCCATGCCTAGATTGGAACATCATGCTTATTAAAGCCTGTGTTTCCACATCCGTGTGGCACAATATCTCCATATGTTTGATGTCATGAGCTGATATATTTAGCCCTTGTCTATATTTATATAAGAATTCAGGCATTGCCTTTTCTATCATTAAAAATAAATAATAAGGGATTGCGTTTCGTGGTTGAATCACTACGTATTTAGCGTCAACCTGTTGCGCCTCTGCTAAATACACCAACTCCCCTTTACTAGCAGATACTTGTAAGCAAATACAGCCAGACGGATATATTTGATCCTTCTTAGGTCTCCCTAGTATATCAGCAACTTCCGTAATTTTAATTTTCTTGTAATTTCTTAACATTACACAAACATCTTTTGAAGTAAATACTTTTTAACATCTTCTATTTTTTTTATCACAGCTTCTTGCTCCTCAACTGTACACGCGCTATCAGACGACACCAAAAATTCTGTAAATTCTTTTACAAATTCGTCATGCTCTTTCTGCGCGTCAGGATCTGTACAAACTAGTTGCTTTAACATTTCCGCAATTTCTAAGCCCAACGTCCGACTTTCTCGATTAATTTTGTTAAGTTCTTTAGCAAGCTGTACCGCATCCGGTATTTCTTCCGGCTCAAAGCTGTCAATATAGCGTGGAATATTCAGATTATAGTCATTGTCTAAAATAGTAGACATGCTAATGTTACTAGAATATCGCTCTATATCTGCCCTGTTCTTGTACGCTTTAATTACTTTTTCCACCTGTTCGGCGGTCATTATATTTTTGTTCTTGTTCTTAACAAAATCTTTTTGCGCATCGATAAATAATACGTCTTTGTTAGCGCGATTTTTCTTAAATACCAATATACACACAGGTATACTTGTATTTGTAAACAGATTAGAAGGTAGTCCTATTACCGCATCAAGTAAATTATCCTCAATCAGCTTACGTCGTATATCGCCCTCTGCCTGTCCTCTGAAAAGCACACCGTGCGGCAGGATAAAGGCAGCTGTGCCAGAAGCATTTAACGAATAAAGTCCGTCGAGTATAAAAGCAAAATCGGCTTTACTCTTTGGCGCTAATTTATAACCTTCAAAGCGTTCATCCATTTGTGGAATCCAAGATTGACTATATGGCGGATTGCTAATCACGGTATCATATTTTTTACTCTCTAGCCTGTCCACTTTGGCTACTTGGCCAAAGCCAGATACCGCGGATTCTACTTTATAATACGCAAGCTCTTCACCAGTAAGAACGTTCTTCTCTACTACTTCCGCATCTATATTGGCTATTAGTAGATTGAGTAGCATAAAGGCTATCGCATTTTTTGAATACTCCTCAAGCCTTAGTGTCACGGTATTATCCGACTTAACTTTAGCCAAAGACAATCCACCTATCCCAGCACATACATCGCGAACATCGCCGCCGGAGGTAATACCTCCGATTATATCTAGCACGCATTGTGGCGTGTAATCTTGCATATATTTTTTTCTATCTGCACTATGTTCTTCGAATTCAGCAAGTAAGGCCTCATACGAATAGTAAGGCTGTATCGACTTCAAAAGTACCGAACAGCTATTCGAATTTAGCAATACCTTTGTTAGAGCTGTAGGTATTTCGTGCATTTCACGAATATTTAGTTCTTCCATAATCCTTTGTAGGATTGTCATAATCGTATTCCTCCGACTCTAACACGTCGTCTCGTCCGTTTCTTTGGTGTATCGCCAGCCTTGACTACACGAGCGGTATTCTGGTACGGCGTATACTCTTCCTTACTATTCCGAGCCTCTAAAGCATCGAAGTTCGGATTCATAATAGCGATAGCAGCTTGATTATAGTTTCTAATATCAAATGGTTCATTTCTTTTACGCCCCGGGCGCAGTACCCATTGCTCTTTGAAATGGCCATTAACTAATTTAGATACTTTCATTTCTGCTAATAGGCCCTCGAAGTATTTCTTCCCATACCCTTTTTCATGGTCTTTTGGAAAGTGGCAATACCTCGGCTGACCTTTTTCTTGGTTCAAATCACTGTAAATTTGTTCCTTGCCTGTATCTACGCCGAGTTTAAATAATTTGGTCTTGTATTTTTTCAACTTCGTAGGCAAGCCGTCAATCAGGTCTTTACCTGCACCGCCTACGCCCTTAATAGGATAAACGCGCTTATGCCATCTAGTTGAACAGTACTTATATACCGATTGTGTCTTACTACCACCAGAGTCAATACACGTAACTGATACGCCCCGTTTTCTACCATCGGCATAAGACCATGTACGATTTAAAATAATATCGTCTAATTCTTTCCATACGGCGTCGTAAGCAGGGTCTCCATATAATCTGAAGTATTGTATACCCCAACTCTCGTAATCTTTCCCCCAGCCAACGATTTCACACTCTAAGCGGTCGTCCTGCGTATCGACGCCACATGTTAAGAGTAGAACGCCGTCCGGTAGCTCCGCTCCGTAGTCCTCCCTGCGTTCGTAAAGTTCTTCCGATTGTAATGTTTCTGTATCCTCTTCATAAGGAATACCCATTTCAGTGTTAAAGAACGTCTTAACGCCAGCCGTCCCTAGTTTAGTTGCCTCTTCGTATTTATCTTGAAGTTTCCCCCAAGATGCCCAAGGCGAGCCAAACGCGTTCATGTGAAAGCTTCGGCAATTATACTTCTTTAAATTCTCCGGCGCTTCCGCAATCCATTTGCCCTCACGATACAGTTTCTTCCACTCGAACTCTTCGGATAATGTTCCGCAATGATCACACGCCAAGTAGTACTTGCCCGTGTCCTCGTCCGCGTGGAATTTATCCCAGGACGGATACACATATTCACCACAAGCAGGGCACTTAATATGCCATACCTCTTGCGTACCGCCTAGATACAATTTCTCTATCCGGCTGGTACCTTTGGCCAATGGCGTAGATGCGTACACGTGCTTTCGATTGTAGAACGTATTAGTACGCTTTTCTGCTAGGCTCAAAGGGTCGCCTTCCGTGCCTGCTGATGCTGGATAGCGGTCAATTTCGTCCGCTAGTAATACACGAATTGGCCTAGATGCCAAATCTGCTGGAGCATTTGCACCGACTAATGTCAGGTAACCGCCAGGAAATGTCTTATTCAATACCGTATTGCCACTGTCCCGAGATTTTACATCGGCCATTTTATCGTTCAGTACTTTTGTGTCACGAATAAAGGGAGCAATACGAGTTTTGGAAAATTCCTTAGCTATGTCTTTTGTAGGCTGCATGAACATAATTGGTGATGGAAAGTAGTCAATAAAATAACCCAACACATTTTTAATGAGCTGGGTTTTACCAATTTGCGAGCCTGTCATATAGACTACTTTTTCAACATCTGGGTCACTCACCGCATCAAGCATTTCCTTTTGATAAGGCGCCCTATCGGTGGAATACTTACCTGGTTCAGCGCTATCCTCCGTGGAAAGAACTACATTAGCGTTGGCCCATTCCGACGCAGTAAACTTTGGCGGTGGCTTTAATACACTGGCCAATCCTTTGAACAGGTTGCATGTGTGTTTCAATCACCCTCACCTGCCTCGTCGTCATCTACGATGATATCATCGGACTCATCGTGGAACATGTTAGGGTCATATTCTGACAATTCTGTTAAGCATTCATTGACTTCATCCAGAAGCGCATCTTGAATGACTAACAGATTCGTCTCACCTAACACTTTGGGTGCTGCTTTTAGTGGCAACGCCTGGAGCTTACTTTTAAAGTTATTCAGCATTCGATTCATTACGGCTTTAACTGTGTTCGAGCGGTGCAATTCTCCATTCATGATCTTCAGTTTGTTTTCTTCAATCATTCTTTTTGTTCGAGTTAACAAAGTTCGTTCCGCGTCATACCCGCCTTCACGTGCTTTCTTTTCAAGTTTACTTTCTCCCGTCTTATACGCAATAAATGCTTGTACTGTTTTCGCAATATTGTACTGTCCGCGTTTTTCCTTTTCGAATATACCGTCCTCGGTCAACTGCTGAACCCGTCGAGAGCTGATACCGAGCACTTTTGCCACAATTTTAGATGATACTAATTCGTCAACGATTGTCACGTTCG